GCCAACTTTTCAACCGCTTCTTTGGTTGATTTGCGCGGGTTTTTCGGGTTCGGTTTCAACTCTGATAACCGCCTGTACTCAATTTGGTTGTGAACGTCTTGTGGCCGTTCGTTTTTCCCTTTAACGTTTGCCATAATCGTAATGTTTTGTGCAAATGTAGTCAATAATTATTTAACGGCAAATCCCGAATGGTTTTTTACGCCATTCGGGGTTTGTTCAATCTTCAACCATCATCATACAGGCCGGGGAATCCGGGTTGATGGGTTTACCTGTCAGCGAACAAATTGTGTTGCCTTGGGGATTTAGGCAATTCCAACATTGGCGGCATTTCTTGCCCTCAACCTTGGGCGGGTCATTTCGGTTCGTACTCATTTTGGAAATCCGCTTTTGATACAACCTTGAATAACCCATCTTTCACAAACACGATGTAATCGGATTCGGCCGCGTGCGCCCAAACGGAACCGCTTGCGTTCAAGAAATGGAACGTGCCTGTTTTCCCCGTTTCTTTTTCGAATTCCCCGTTTCCGATGAATTCCAAAAGTCTATCCACGTTGTCGGGGCATACCTGTACGGCCTTTATTTCTTCTAATTTATGGCAATACGTTTGCCCGCTTTCGGGATTCTCTTTGCCCGGATTTTCGCGGTATCGAAAACCGATGGTGTTATCTTCTTTGAATTTGATGCGTGCAATTAGCGTTTCGCGTTCTGCATCATCCTTTATTTCAATCAGACGTTTTCCCACACGGCCCGCAATAGCATTGTAAATGGCATTGATATAATTGGGGTCGTGGTGTTTGGTGTAATCCGCTTCGATAAAGAAATGGTCGCCGCCGTTCTTTGGCTTGCACGGCATTTCCGTAAGGGATTCAACCATTGCGCACAATTCGGAATCCCACGATGTCAACTTTTCTTTCCAATATTCCATAATCAACTTTTGATTTTGTTTTTGACAATATCCCAACCGTCTTTTCCCAATGCCATTGCAAGCGGGAAACACGTTATATCTCCTTTGGGTACAACAACATCGTAAAAACCCAATTGGCCCGATACAGGCATTTCCACAACCGGGCGTGGGTTGCGCATCATCCATCCCCAACCCTTTTTGGGTCTGTCCTGTACAGGGATGCAAGTTGCGGCCCAATCTTCCGCCGTGAAATCTTCAACCCGCTTGACATCGTACAATTCCACGAATCCCAACGTAACGCCGGACATCATGCCGGGCAATACGGGTTTTGCGCTTGAACAAACCAATACGTCGCCGCGATATGTCGTATTCCTTGAACGAACTTCAATGGATTTTTGGGCGTGACGTTCCCCGTTATCGTCTATATATTCAACCCGCGTTAATAATGACGCATAAGGTTGTTTGACGCTTAACCCTTTGAATTTGTCGTGCAATTCGGGGTTATAATCTTTTTTGTCTAACTGCATAATTGTTCAAATCGGTTAATGATTTCTATTTCCCAAGTCCAACCCAACTTATTCTTTATGTTCTTTATCTTGTTTCTTCCATACAATAATGTTGCGTGGTCAATTCCCAACGCCTTTGAAACCTTGGTTGACGGGTAGCCGGATTCCATCAGTTTCGCGCCGATGGCCCAACGGCAAACCGGTAATGGATATGTGCGTTTTCCGCTTAATATATCATCCCGTGTTTGTTCGCTTGCCGTGACCATTCGGTTTATTAGTGTATCGAATAATTCGTTAAAGTCCATAATTAAAATGGCGCGTCGCCTGTTTCGGGTTGCAGGGCCGGGGCCTGTTCGGGTTTCTTTCCGCCCAACAATTCCATTTCATCAATGATGATTTCGGTAATGTATCGTTTTTGTCCGGCGTTATCTTCATAATCGCGGGTGCGGATTTTACCGACAATCAACAACGGGGTTCCCTTTTTCACATATTGTTCGCAAACACCGGCCAACCCGGGTTGTTTGGCAACGCAAATGTGCCAATCTGTGACATCGGGGATTTGGCGGCCGTCTTTGGTTGTGTATCCGCGTTCGGTCGTGCCCAATGTGAATTGCGCAACTTTACCACCTTTTTCGAAATTCTTTATTGTCGGGTCGGCCCCGACGTTGCCTTTTAGAATTACTTTGTTCATATCGAAATAAACTTATAGGTTAATTAATCGTCAAATTTCGCGCCTTGCAACAGATATTCGCGTTTCAAATCGGACCAACCGGCCGCATCGTTCAATTGTTTGCGGTCCCCGTCGTTCACGAATTCAACCCACGTTCCGCCGACCGTTGACGCACGCAACAGACGTACCAAATGTTTCTCAAAGAACCGACGATATTTGAAATACTGACAATCCGGGTTTAGTTCCAAAACCCTTTTGGTATCCTTTGGGTGTGCCACCTTTGGGGCCTTTGTCAGTTTCTTAAAGTTCGCGTTGGCAAAATCCTTACGGATGGAACGCCGTACAATATCATCAAACCTTTTCATTTTGGTATTCCTGTATCAATCGTTCGTTGGTGTACTCTGTTATTCCGAATATCCGCATATTCTGACGCGTCGGCCGGTGTTCATACCGGTTGTGACATTCGAAACACAACACCGTTATATTGCGCGGGTCAAATGCCATATTTGGATATGCGCCACGGCTCAAATTATGGGATATATAAACGGCCGAATATTCCTTTAACGGCTTCATACATTCGGAACAGACGTGCGGCGAATGTTGCCAACACCAACGGTAAAATCTTTCGTTTTCTTCCGGGGTGTGTCCGGTCCCGAACAATTCCCGTTGTATTGATACCCGCAAGCGGTGTTCCATAACAAAACGGCGGTCATTCAACGGTTCGAATCCTTGCGTTCTGCAATAGTCGTAATCCGCCCGGGTATCAATCGCAATCGGTTCCATTTATTCGTCGCCGTTATCGGGTTGCGCGTCTGATTGGTCGCCAAACAACGACAATTGCGCCTGTTTGCCGTTGAATATGAATTGGTAAACCTCGGATTGTATTGCCTTTGCAATGGTTTCCAATTCTTCTTCAAATCCAAATGAAACGTTGGCCAACTTTATGCACGGGGTGTTGATACAGGTTTTAAGGCCGTTCGGGGTTTCGAATACGGATGTAATGACCACGCCGATTTTGTCCCCGGTTCCGGCCCACGTCACGCCGCGCACGCTTATTTTCGAAATCAGTTCGTCAGCAAATGAACGGGCCTTGGCTAACTTGGAATCCGCCATTTTGAAATCGTCCGATTCCAACAATGACAGAAACGATGTAATGTTGAATACACGGGCAACCACTTGGCGCAAATCCTTGAACAAACCTTGCAAATCGGGGTGTACGTCGCGGTTGATGGTTGCTTGGTAATCTGTAATGGTCAGTTCGCCGCCGATTTCTTCCGTAACTTGGTATGTGGCTTGCAAACCACCATCGGGCAACAACTTTACCTTTGACAAATTGAACTTTTCTTCGCTTGGCTTTTTGATTGTTTCTTCCATAATTAATTTGATTTCTTGTTTTCCGGTTCCGCCGGTATCGGGGTCAGTACGCCAACGGCGATTTCGACCAACTTGTTAATATCTTCGACGATGGCCAATTCAGCCGGGTTCGCCTTTTCCTTTTGTTTGTGTGCCAACCAATTCTTTGTGTACTCCAAATAAAACGTTGGGGTGTTGTGGAATGTGATTGTTTCTTGTTTCTTTTGTGCCATAATTAATTGTGTTTTAATATCCATTCTTTGGCCTTTGTTTCACTTTTGAAATTTTTGGGTACAATTTTCCCATCCATTTCTACTAAGAATAATCCTTTTTGGATTTTGATAACATTAAAGTCGTGGGTTGTTTTAGCCATTGCAACAATTGTGGGTTTTGGTTTCGGATTCATCAATTGTTCCATATTGCGCAATCTTTGGTATTCCAAATCAACGCATCTTTTCGCATCTTCCAATGCTTTATTTGCTTTTCGTGCTTTTTTATCCATATCGTTATGAATTAAAGGTTACGTCAACCAATAGCGGTTCGGACGACCACGTTATTTCCGGGAACCATTCTTTGGGTAATAGGGAAAACTTATCGAACGGGTCGTTGACCATCCAATAACCCGAATTGCGGTCGCGTTTTGGCAACTTATCGTATATGTACAAATTGCCGTTCTTATCCCGGGCAACATATCCGTTGATGGTGTATTCCATATCAAAATTCGGTTTCGTTCAACAATTGGGTTTCAATTTCACTTATTTTCGGCGAATTTTCGATTTGCGGGCATTTCTCGGTTTTGACGTTAGTTTGTACGGGTATGGTCGTTTCGTGCGATTGTGGGGCAATTTTCGCGGTTCCATAATTCAATCAAAAAATCGTCAATCTTCGTGTCGGTTATCTTTATATTTAAAAATTAGGTTTTTATGAAATTCATATATACCTCTTGCACATCTTGAAATTCCCGATGTATCAACATTTAATTTAAATAACCTTTGAATCTTCAATGTAAACATTCAAGTTTTCGGCGGCGTATTGTTTAAGCCAATCAATAAAATCGGACATTCGGGATTTATCCAAATTCCTTGCGCTTGTCAGATTGGAACCATATTCGGATAATAACAGAATTTCCAACGTTCCCAATGAATAGCGGTTGCCTAATTCCTTGAACGCCTGTTGACAGGTCGGCAAAATGTACGAATAAAAATATGATTGTTGAGCCACCGTGGAACCCGGTTCAGCAACTTCAAACGTTACAATAACGCGCATACCCTTGTTGTCTGCCGCGAATTGGTTTATCCGGTCCATCGGCAAACGTAATTTGCCGTCTTTTCCGATGGTTCCGGATTCGCTTATTTTGTCCGCTTTCATATCAATTGGCCTTTTTCTTGGGTAACAATTCCGATTCCAATTCCGGGAATTCGTCAACGACATATTGCGCCACGGTCAACGCGTATGCCTGTCCGCATATCTGTTGAATGTACAGACGTTGGGCGGCGGGCAACAAACAACGCTTGGCGAATATCTGAATGTAATAAAACGCCAAATCGTCCGTGGTCAGATTACGCAAATGGTCTATCGGATGGGCGGGTATCTTCATACCTTTTGCGCCACCGGCTTTGCGCATTGCTTCATACGATTTGCGTATGGCTTCGCGGTCCTCTTTTTGGGCCGTCCAATATGCCGCCAAATTGTCACGGAACCGGTCGGTTTTTATGACATCTTCGACGGTCATATTTTGCAACGCCTTACATTGCTTTATCTTTTCTTGCAAATCCTGTTTCATATCCTGTATATTAAACCCCACCCCGGACAGGGACGCACAAACCGACAAATTATTAAACATTCATCGTGTCCGGGGCGTGGGTTATGGTTACTTCAAACCCAAAGATTCTTTTGCCACATCCATTCCTCGCAATACGCCCTTTTGGAATGCGTCGCACAACATCCGGGTTATACTCTCAATGTAAGGTCCGCAAACCTTTTGCATTTCTTCGTTTGTTTTTCTAATTGATTTGTCCATATCGCCTGTATTTAGTTAAACGTTTTCAATCTTTGTGGTACGGAAAGAACCAATTTCATAATCGGCCGTTTCGTGCATTACCTGTACGCCCGCCAAATCCGGGTCGTTTGCTTTGATTTGCTTTGCGTACTCAACCGCCTTTGCGTGGTCGTGGAAAATTCTTCCATCAACGATGTTATCTTCCAAACCGCCGGGGCATAAAACAATTTTGTAAATCATAATGTGTTGTATTTAAGTTTCCGGGAATCGGCCCGGTCCGGGTTTGTAGTCGGTGCGGGAATCGAACCCGCATTACGGGAATGAAAATCCCGTGTCCTAACCGTTAGACTAACCGGCCAATCTGTTGTGGCTTTTCCGGGAATCGAACCCGGACCCCTGTAATGGGACGAATGTTTGGGATTCGCGCGTTTACCAATTTCGCCAAAAAGCCATTTTCGGGGTTAGACGTTTCGCAACGTTTCGCCCCTGTGATTATTTTTATGTTTAAATCATTATAAGGCCGTTGAGCCTTGATGCGCCGCCGGGATTCGAACCCGGAATACAAGTGCCAAAAACTTGTGTGTTACCGTTACACCACGGCGCAATGTTTTTAATCAATTCTTCTCCAATCCAAATTTTTGAAACTGAAACGTTTTTCGGTGCGCTTGATATAGAATGCGCGAACGAAATCCGGTTCATATTCTTTGGTTAAATCGCCACGTTTTACACCTCTTTCCAATGTTTGTGAACAATCGTTCAATTCATCCAATGAACTCTTGCCGTAACATTCGTATTTGTTTGTTATCACAAACATTGTTGAACCAACCGGCATTTCCTTTATATCATCCAAAACGTTACAGAAACGGCCCAAAAAACCGGGGTGCATAGCCTGTTCGGTAAAAAGGAAAGAACGCATTTGGCGGAAACCCTCTTTGTCTGCGTTCCATATTAATGCCGTTCCATTCTCAATAAAAAGTTTGTGTGTCATATCGCTTTGTATTTGGTCCCGGGAACCCGCCCGGTCGGTCAGATTCGCAACCGAATCCGAATGCAAATATAAGCATACTTTTTTATGTGCAATAACTTTTGATTATTTTTTTTCGGAAAATTGCAAAATTTTTTGCGGGTCGCTTATTTCCGGATACCAATTCACGGTTCCGTTGGCCAACGCCCGGGCAAACGCTTTGTCCGTTTCTTTATGTTGGCCCAATTCGAACCACCATTTATGTTTGGCGCGTTTACACATTATGCGATAACCGCCCAATATCTTTTTAACGTATGCGTCAACCATTTTGTATTTCTCTTTTGAAATAGGCCCGGGAACCATAACACGTTACAAGTTCCCAACCCTTTGCGCCTAAATCGTGAAACATTTTGTGTTCGGTTTCCAAACCCAAACCGTCCAATTTCATAATCTTGTATTCCCATTGTGTTTTGGGTTCCATCCCTTGTTCTTTTGTATCGCGGAATAATGGATGGGTACATTTGAAATCCGCCCGAAATGATTTGCAATAATCTTTCATTTCGCAATCATTACATTTGTTACTCATATCGCCTTTTGTTATTTAATGGGTAATTTCTTCAAATCATCAATCAATATGTATTTCGAATCCCACACGGCACACCGGACCAAACGCGGGTCGCGGTCTGAGGTTCTTTCATCATCCGGGATTACGATTGCATCCGATGGGAACTTATATCCGGCTTTGCATTTGCGCCATTTTACTGCTTGTTGCAAAATGTTTTTCCCAAAAACAGAAACAAAATCATCGTATTTGCATTGTACGATTTGTTTTTCTTCATCAATAGAACCGAATGCGGGACAACATTTGCAACTATTTGAACCCACGGTGCAAAAAGAATGTTCACATAAAGTTTGGGACCAATCCCCAATGACGGTGTGCCCCTCTACCGTTATGGTTCCATCTTTCAATATTGTATAATGTTTCGCTTCCATATCGCCCGGTGTTTAATCAAACAATGACGGAACGGGATTCAGCAAACGCCCGTTCAGTTCGTCCAACTCTTTTTCCATCTGTCTTGACAGATTCAGCGCGGATGGGTCTTTGAACTTGAACCATCGGCGTTGATTGTGCCTTAATTGCGCCACGAAACGCACATATTCCGCCGCCTGTTCCGGCGTAATTGCGTCAATCTTTGTAATCTTGGGTAATTCCATAATCAAAATAATTTGTATTGTTCTTTTTGGGGTAAATTAGCCATTATCCAACTAATTTCATTTGCCAACATATAACGGCCAAAATGCATAATTAAGATTGCATCAGAATTCCACAATGTAATTTTGACGGTCGGATATAATTGCGCCGCCTTTTCTGCATATCTTCTTTTGCGTTCGGCCTTTTCTTCTTTCATTCCTTTAACCCTCAATTTTAACGTGTTCATCCATCGCATCGGATGTACCATTACATACGGAATTCCGGATGTTTCGATAATGGCTTTAAGGTGTTCAAAGTTTGCCAACATTCGTTGTATCCTGTACAACTTTCCCATATTGGTTTTGCCATCAGTTCCGGGCGTTATATCGTCCGGGCGCACGGATAGTTTTTCCAAAAAGACGATGGGTTTGTAGGTGGCCGCGTAATATTGCAAGAAATCGGCCAATTCCGTTACATCCTTTGGCATTTTCACGACCTTGGGATGGTCGCCCGGGATGAACACGGCGATTCCGCCGTTGGCGGACCCGGGGTCAATCCCGATAATGCAATTAATGTGTATCTTTTCCATCATTCAAACTTTATGTGTTCGGACAAAACCACACCGTCGGCAACCATCTTTTCGAATGTCTTGCACAATGCGCCGCGTCGCGCCGTTTCAAATGCCCGTACCTGTATTTCCTTATCTTCTGTTCCCTTTTCTTTCAAATGCCGAACGTCGTACATCTGATAATTTACCGTTAGTTCCCGGATTTTCTTTTGCAGTTCTGATTGCAATATTTCATCAGTAACCACGATATCGGTTGCCAACCCTGTATCGGCCAATATGTCGTAAAACAACATTTCCTTTATCGCTGACATTTCCGGCATTTTGCGGTTTACCTTGAAATATCCGTATGCGTCAATCAGATTTTGCCGCAATTCGTTCATCGCGCCGCGTACCTTGGATTCATCAACAGGTGTCGGCGTTGCGTCATACGCCTTTTTCAAGACGTTGGCGCGTTGCTTTTCGTATGCGTTCAAGACCTTGCAAATGTATTCGGCGTTGAAACTCTGATAATGGCCCCGGTCGGCGGTCCCATCTGACCGTTTGGGTAAGAATTCATCCAACGCCCCGGTTATGCACATTTCAAATGCCAACCGGAAATCGCGCAATGTCAAACCGCCGTAATGACGTTTCAAGATTTCCACGATGCGAACACACAAATAACTCATTTCGGCGTTGTCCGTGGTTCTATATCCCACATCCTTTGCAATGAACTTGACGGCCTTGGCCAACTCAATCGCCAATTCGCCATCTTCATATTCCATTATGGTTTTGGCCGTGGTCGCAAGAAACACCGAACGTTCGGCCGGTCCCAATACCGCCATTATTTCCGGATTCGCGGCCATCGTGCGGCGCACGCTGACGGCCGTTTGTGGCTTATAAACTGCAATTCCTGTTTCCATCATTCCGACATCATTTTAAGATATTCCATTGCGTCCGGGTCAATACCGCCGGGGTTGTTCAATTTATGTAATTTGCCGCTTTCCATATCCTTACGCATAAAGTTACGGGCCGTTGCAATCCAATCACGTTTCTTTGCGCCTTTACTTGCGGACCAATCCGAAACGACGTGGTAATAATATACGATGTCAACGCCGTTAAATTCCGGCGAATTGAATTCGGCCGCAAACAACTTATAATCTGCATATTTTGAATTCTCAAATATACATAAATTTTCCGATGTACGACGTGGACGGGTAACGGTTATTGGCTCAAATTCGGGTTGACCGTCAAACAAACCGCCATCGGCGGGTTTATTATTATCAGTAAGTGAAACGGATTGTTCTTTATTAGTATTTATTAGTTGCGGGTTTTCCGTAAACGGGTTTTCCGTATGCGGCTTTTCCGCGTTCGGATTTTCAACATTGGCAAATTCCGCAACGTCTGAAATTATGTAATCGTATCCGGAAAACATACCGTGTTTGTCGCGTACCTCTGTTCGTTTGCAATAACCCAATTCGATTAACTCTTTGATTCCGTTATTGGTGGCGTCGCGTCCATCCTTGGCGTGTTTCTTTAATTCGGAAAGATTCAAATTCCAATCGTCCGGTAAACTCATAACATATATGATTATTCCTTTGGCTTTCCAACTCAATCGTTGGTCCCGGATAAAATCATTGTTTACCGCCGTAAAATTGCCTTTATGTTTTGTTCTTTGTATCGAATCCATATCAAAAGAAATTCCCGAATTTTGGGCCACCACAACCACAAAATCCGGGAATCTTTTGCCCCATCCGGGGCGTTTGTATCCTATCCGTTGGTGGTGGTCAACGCTTTATGTCGTTGCAAATATAGATATTATTTGTATTCGGGAAACAAAATCGGATTATTTTTTATCAGTTCGTCCAATTCGTTTTTGGCCTGTTCCGCCCTATCGTATGCGCCCGGATTGAACAGACGCACACGGGGTTGTTTGTTGGCAATTTCTTTCAGTTCGGCGGCCTTGCGGTATGGCTCAATCCAATACCGTTTGATGCGGATTTGTTCGCCGTACCTGTTGATAACTTGCAATCTTTCCCGGCTGATTGGAACACCGATGTTTTCCAATTCGCTTAACCTTGCGGATAATCGGTAAATACCCAAATCGTTCAACGCTTCTAAACTTGTTATCTTTTGGCCTGTCTTGAAAAAGGCCATTAAACGTTTCTTTTGAGATTCGGTTGCGGTTACGTTTTCGTTGTTGTTCATAATCATTCGTCTTTATTTGTTAGTAATAGGGATAAATTTTCCGTGGGGTGCATTGCATCCCGGATTTCGCCGCATCTGTTGTAATTGGCGATACAGGAAACCACCGGGTAACGGGAATTGTCGCCCGGCTTGTTGCTTTTGGCGAATTGTACTGACAAATCGAATACCGTGTTGGTAACGGTTCCGTACATCGTTTGTACTGCATCGAACGAATTGCGAATGTTCTTGACGCTTGACGCCTTACCCTTGGTTGCAAATTGCCATACACCAACCACGCCCCGGACGGCCGGAATGATTACGCGCATTGTCAATGTCACGTCCCAATTTTCCGCACCGCGTTTCGTCGGATTCTTGGCCGCAATCTGTTCCATTATTTGCGGATAATCATTGATGGAATACGGCGCGTATTTCTTGCCGTCCCAAACCTCGAATGTCTGACCGTCGCCGGATGCAACCAACGCGCCTTTGTCGTCCCTATATTCGTAACGTTCGCGGCATACCTTTTCGGGGTCGTCATCCGGGAATATAACTTGAATCGTTTGCGGCTTTTCGCCTAACGCTTGCGTGAACAATGCCGCATATTTACCCGTCGGCCGGAACCAATCAATGGATTGCGGCAAACCGCGTTCGTTCTTCATACCGATATGCAAACGGCCGATTTCCGGCAATTCCAACATCGAACCGTTTGCGTCGTTTCTAATTATTCGTCCGCCCATACTCACATTTCAATATCTAAATTCAACAAATCAGTCTTTGCCGCCATCGGTTCCGGGTCGGCTTTCGGTAAATTTTCCGTGTTTTGCCCTGTATTCGATTTTCTTTCGTCTGACGTGGGTTTGGACGGGCGCGAACTTTTCGTGGCTCTGACGGCCTTATTTGGGGCCGAATCGGGTGCGTTGTCCGAATCTTTGGATTCCGGGGATTTTATACCCAATGCCTTTTCCGCGGATTCGATTTCTTCTTTGGTTATTGTCGGGGCGTTGGCCGCCTGTTCCGGGGTGTCTTTTTTGTCCCTCTTTGTCTTTATCAGTTCGGCCAATGACAGATTCAACAAATTATCCTCAATCTTGCCGTTATCCAAATCCAATTGGCCTTGCACGATGGTAAACGTGTTGTCTCTCTTTGCATCTTCGATGGCGGCCAAATCTAACAAATACGGAATCTTCTTGGCATTCACGGAATCCGTTTGGTCTTTTAAATTGTATGACGGGGCCTTGCGCCAATCCTTGGGACTGAAATTGAACAACTTTTGTATCGGCTTTTCCGGGCAATACACATCCCACATCATTTTGTACAAATGCAATTGGATTTCGTGTTCCTCGTAAAATCCTTTGCGCCCGCTTTTGAAATCCACGATGGCGGTAAAGGTTTCGGCCGTCTTGGGGTTCGTCATTTCGCACGGCAAATCAAGACATCCGGCATAATGGTATTCGGGATGTACCAACGCGATTTCAACGGCCAACGGTTTTACGTTCCAATCCTTGACGAATTGGGCGAACGCCAACACGTCTTTGCGTATTGTAACCAACCAATCGCCAAACACCTTATCCGGCAAATTGTTCCGTTCCATATAATCCAACAGAACACCCGGTACGGCGTCGAAATCGTAATGGCGGTTGATTATCAGTTCTTCGAATTGGGCGTGCATAAACGTACCGTATGCGGCCGCCAAATCCCTTTTTTCCGTCGAACCCTCTTTGCCATTGGCGGCAATCCAATCCAATAACGCGGGTGGGGTCGGCATTACCTGTTTCAACAATGTAGTTACGGACGGGTAAAATTCCGGGTTGCCGTTGGCGTCGAACCGGTAATAATAACGGTGGCCGTCCGAATTCAATTGATAAACTTTGTATGGCGGTTCTTTCAACGCATCAGCATTGAAAAACAACGCCGTCATTTCTTCCACGGTCATTCCCGGGAACAACTCTTTTGTCGTGTCTTTTGTTTCCATATCGCCTGTATGTTACTTTTTGTTGATTCTCATTATTTGTATGTATTCGCGCAAGAACATTCCAAAGTTGATTGCGGACAAAATGATTACGGCAAACAATGCCGGTTGCCAAAAGATTGCGACGATGGCGCAACCCAATACCACGGCCCAAATGATGGCCCAAAACAGATTCAATGAACTTTAATATTTCATAATTTAATCGTTTGAAAGTCCAAACAGGAAATCGGCCGTGCAATCCAACATTTCACAAATGACGCGCACCCATTCGGGGTTTATCTTTTGTGTCTTGCCGCAACATAAATTGGTCATATTGACCTGTTGCGCAATGGCGGTTGAATCCGGCCATAACTTTTCCGAAATGTCTTTTTTGAACACCTTTTTGCCCTGTGTGTTTGCGCGGGCCAACGCTTCATTAATTCGTAATGTCATTTCGTTTTTGGTTTTGTTGTTGTTAATAATTCCGTTTCTTCTCTGTCGTTGTTGTTTCAAGAACTCAATATAATTTTCCAAAACATTCTCAATGGCCCAAGAATCCAAATTTTTGTACTTGGCGGCGGCTTCTTGGATGTCGTTTTCGAAATCGGCCGATTCATCTTCGATAATTTCTTCCGGCGTGCGGTTATCCATATAACGGTCAAATTCCGCGTCCAATCTTCTATCGTCCAAATCACTCATAATATTTATTCTTTCGGGCAACCTTTTGATACCCATTCAACTATATCATCAATCGTTTCATTTTTAAATTCAAACGAAACTTTAATACTCATCGCTACCGTTTCAAATAAAGAAAAATGTTCTATTTTGTATTTTTTAGCGATATTATAATATACACACCCACGTTCTATTGCAGTCATTGAATTAAGTTTATCACCGTGACAATGCCACAAATACGCGGCCAATTCATACATTCGTTCTAATTCTTCAATACCTTTCATAAGACGTATTCGGGATTATGCTTTTTGAACAATAGGAAACTGACGAATAGGTTTGCACCCACAATCAGATACCACCATAAATGTTCGGATTCGCCACACATCGCCAATAAGGATATGGCGAAATAGATTGATGAAAACTTTTTCATATCGCCCGTTATTACTTGTTATTCATCATTCTTTCCATAAAGGTATGTTCAAATTGTTCCATTACCTGTTGGCGTTTCTCTTTCTTGAATTGCTCAAAACAATTCTCAACCAAAGTTTTAGACATCGCTTCAATTTCTTTGGCAAATTGTGAATTATCGGATGAATAATACCCGGTTTTATACGCAAATCGGTTCTTTATCCATTCTTCAATTGAATAATCTTTGCCATCAAGTCTAAACTTGATTTCTTTGGCGGCTTTTTTGATACACTTTGAAACCTCTTTTTTAAATGTTGTTTCAATGTAATTTGTTACCTGTCTTTGGATTTCCTTTACAATGTCGGTATTTAACTTCTCTGTTAAACCCCTCTTAACCTCGTTCAAGATTAAACGTTTGAATTCTTCTTTTGCACTATCTTCGTTGTAATCAAAGAATTCGCCTAAATCAATTTCAATTGTTCCTTTCATATCGCTTTGTCTTTAATCCCGGAACCCGCCGGGTCGGTGTTGCAAAGTTAGTTATTATTTCTTTATGTGCAATAACTTTCGGTTTAATTTCTTCGATTGTGTCTTATTGCATCCGTTGATGCAACAACGTCTTTATCGCCGTGAACGCCTGTTCGTTGGCCTTGTATTCATCAAACGTGCAATCGGCAATGAAATCATCCAAACGCTTGTACAGGTTTTCGACCTGTTGCCGGGCCATCGCGTGGCGCGTTACGCCCATATCATCCGTGAATCCCTTGCGTACATAACCGTTGGTTGTCATAATGGTTTCCGCATCTTCGAACGAACCTTTGGTAAAGTAACGTTGTTCGAAATAGACATCGTAAAAGGTTTGGCCGTAATCGTTGCGGAATTCCTGTATTCGCGCTTCTTTGTTGTTCTTGGGGTTTATGTAATTGTATCGCATATCGGTAAATGGTAATGGCCCCGTTTCCGGGGCCGTGGGTTATCAATTAAGTTCAACGGTTATTTTTGCCACGATGTAACCATCTTTTACAACAAAACAGGAATACGGGTTTTCGGTGTCGTTGATGGCGTATGTTACGCTTTTGTAACCTCTTTGTGCGCGGTGGATTTCCTTGTAATAGTTATCAGCATTGAAAACGGTTATTTCGCGGTAACTCTTTGACTTTTCCGGGTTGCTGAAATTAAATGTTGTCATATCGCTTTCATTTTTGTTCGCGGAACCGCCCGCGTGCGTTGGATTCACAACTGAATCCATTGCAAATATCAGCATTTATTTTTATTCCGCAATAACTTTTACTTATTATTTTTACTGAAAATGCAACTTTTTTTCTGAATCGCGCCCACAACACGTTTAAACGGGGTTATCTTTGCGGGGTAAACCAATAAATTTTTCAATTATGCCCGTACACAAAACAAATAGTGGTTACAAATTCGGGGAATCCGGCAAAACCTATCCCACCCGTGCGCAAGCGGAACAACAGGCCCGCGCAATTTACGCATCCGGATACAGGGAAAAAGACAAACGCAAATGAAATAGGGGAAATTTACCACTAATTACCGCTAATTTCCTATATTTGCATCGTCTTTTTACCATCATATCGCCTGTATCGGTATTTTGACGGCCGCCCCGGATTCGTTCGGGGCGGTTTTATTCATTCATTTGGCGAATCGCGGCCGCCCGTATCGAATCGTGTTTTAACCAATAATCGTATTGGTACAAATTCCCGTAATGGCCCGTTTCCAACAGGTAACGGCGCAACGTATCCGGTTCCAACTCAATCAACGATGCGTACAATTCTTTGCGCACGTCCAAATGGCACGCACGTTCAAACGTGGGGTCAATATAGCGGTCCCCGTATTTAACGAATGCGTGTTCGATTGGGAACATACAATATGCGTAACCCTCAATGTATCGCACCGATTCCGGGAACAACCAATCGGCCCGTTCCATCAAAAACACCAATTCGGCCGCGTTCCTGTAACATTGCTTTTGTTGGGCGTGGTAAAACCCTTTGATGAATTCAAGTTGTTTCGCCGTCAGAACGTCACGCATACGTTCGCATTGGACCGGGCGGCAATCCTTTACAATTTGTTCGAAATACGATTGTTGTTCCCGGCCCCATTTTAATTGCGTCATTCCCTTTAATTGTTCGATGATGGGGTTTTCCTGTTCGTTCATATCCTGTTGGTTCGGTTAGAATAATCCCTTATTGTATCTTCGCTGATACCCAAATCGAAAGTCCTGTTAATACGGCGCAACAATTCCAATTTGGGTTCTATTTCATCGGTTGAATACAACCCCATATTCCACGCGGGTAAATCGTTCAGTTGGAAAACCTGTTCCCGGACGAATTGTTTTAATGATTCCTTTGTTACTTCCATATCGCTTTTGTGTTGTGGCCGGGTTGCCCCGGCCGGGTTATTATCTGATAAAGTCCATTTGTCCCAATAATGTGTATGATACCGCGTAATCATCAACGTTTACACCGAAACGCGGAATGTTCAAGTTAATACAGGTGGGAGCCAAAAAGAATTGTTTATTATCCGGCGTGCGCCATGATGTAAACATTGCACCATTCAACGATTTAGTTGCCATCTTTTCAAATGTGCCAATGGCTTCGCGTGTTGCCTTTTTCATATCTGTATGGTTTATAGGTTTGACAATAAGATTAAATCAATGGCAGTAGAACGAAATTATAATGCCGCGGCGAAGCCGACAAACGCATTTGTCAAGCGGGCAATCAAAAGCGCGGTCCAACAAACGGTTTGTTAATTCAATGTCAGCAACCAAACGGAGCAGTCCGGAAACACCCACCAATGTATTGATTTTCTTACCCTCATAAAGTCCCGAAACCTTAATTTTGAATTCGCGGTTGATTTGGCGGGTTGTGTAATTTAACGTTGTCATTTTCATTCCTGTTTGTGTTTGCGGAACCGGCCGCATCCGTCGTGGTTTCATCATCAACCACATTGCAAATATCGGTATTATTTTTTATTGCGCAATAGTTTTTACTTATTTTTTTGCGGAAAAATGAAAATTTCTTTTGAATCGGCTTTTTGTGTACCTTTGGGGCGATACATACATAGATAATCACTCATTATAGAACGGGGCCGGATGCGAATTCGCCCCCGTTTTGTTTGTTCATGCGCGTACCATTATAACATCCGGCCAAACTTTCCGTTATTTTGGGCGAATTTGGCGCACAATCGCATATCTTTTCCATTATGGTAACTTGTACGTCTGAAAATTTGGGGCCGTTAGAACGCAAAGAAATGGCCTTAAACGCAAACCGCATCAACCATCGCGGCCAATGCGGTTCAGATTGTTTGTCTATTTGATATTATAAAAAGGATACCAATTGCAAATATAAAGAAAAACCCACGTTTCGCAACGCGGGCCGTTCCCAATTACTAACCTTAATTACTAAACCTTATATGTGTATCGCAAATATAGTCATTTTTCAATAACCACGGATTCTACATTTGTTATGGTTGTATATGGGTTTAAGGAAACCACATCGGTTTGCCTGTCTTTTATTTTCTTTGTCTTAAACCAAAGGAACTTTTTGTAACGGACAGATTCAACAACTTTCAATGATTCCCGGTTGGCCAACGTCCCGGTAAATTCCGTTTCGGTCAACAATCCTTTGAACGTGTACCATTCATCGCCGCAAGAAACGGCCACGGCCGGAACCTTTATTGAATCCCGGATAACAACGGTATCTTTCGGGATGGAACGCAACGCGATTATCGTTTGCGCCTGTGCGCTATTGATAGCCGACAAATCCCGGTTCTTTGCTTTCAATTCCTTTATCAACGCCGCATCATCGGCCCGGAACCGTTCAAACTCTTTCATTGTCAGTTCAAGCGATTGCACCCGGGCCGCACTCAATGAATCGCGCACGCGGTATGTCTTGACATCTGATAACAACGTTTCCGTGTTACCCTTGTATCGGTCCCGTTCATCGGTCAACCTCTCAATCTTGCGGTCCTGTCTGTATATCTGAACCGCCATCAGCGTTACCAACGCTATTATCGCAATCGTTATGTACTTTTTCATCGTTCTTTACCCATTGTTTCCAACATTCTTCAAATCCTTTTTGACGGCCGCCCGTATATGCTATATAACAGGATGCGGCCAAAATCAATATGTATGCAACCATTGTTTCAATCATTAAAAAAGAACGGGGCATTGCGCCCCGTGTCTGTTCGTGGGTTCCGGTTTACGCCTTTTCCCATTTGTCGGTTGAATTGTACGCCCAACCATCGGCCGTGAAATCGTATGATACGGTTTCGATAACCGATGCATCAACGTATGTAAGGCAAAGGCCCTCGCCGACGCCATCGCCTTTGTATGATACTTGGTACAGGTGTTTTTGCTTTCCTGTTACCTTTGCAATCTTATCGCCTACATTCAGCGAATCCAAGATTGCGCCATCAATGGCGGTAATGTCTGTGACCTCAACGGCAATTGCACCGTTTACCAATGCGTTCAAAATTTCTGATAACGCACCGCCGCAATCAACTTGGTTGCCCTGTCCGGCAATCTTTTCGGCAATAGTTGCCAACATTTCTTGTTTTGTCATTTCCTTTGGTTTTTGTTTGTTGTTAAATCGTTTCCAAAACTATCGCTAAACGCCCCACCTTTATTTTTCATCGTCATTTTCTTTGTTATCTAACGGACAATTATACCCAACCCGTTCACATCGCTTTTTCAATCGTTCATCGTTTGCCGTATCAACCGGGCAAATAATATTCGGGTCTTTGAACTTGTGTTTGCAAAAATGGCTTTGCATAATCACGGATGATTTTTCCGCCGAATCCAACTTTTCCCGTTCATAATCCGCGTTGCGTTCTTGGTAGAACTTTTTTTGTTCCGCTAACAGGTCCCGGAACATATCGTATGGGGTTTTCTTTTTATCCTCTTTGGTTTTAATCCACGACCAAAAACCCGCACCGGCAAAAATGGATAACACACCCGTTGCAATCGTAACCCAAATTGATGTTTCCATAAACTATTGAGTATTTGTTTTAAGTTGTCTTTGCAAAAGTAAAATATAAATCCGTTATATTATAGTTTTCACGGAAAAATTAAAATAACCCGCCATTGCTGACGGGTTGGCCATAACGATTTCAAAGTATGCCAAACGGCCTTGAAACCTTATTGTCCCTTTTCCGGTTCATCATACGGCGTATGGCGTGCGACGTATGGCGAACACATACCATCCGTGGCATTTACAATCGCCGTGAATATTACCCGGGCCACGTCTGTTGCCTGTTTGCCGGAAAATCGCATTTCCTTTGATAGTTGCTTTACGACAACATCCGCGTATTTTTCCGCATACACGGCAATTTCAACCAATCGTTTCTGTTTGGCTTCGCGCTTGCGCTTGCCGAACCAATCTTTAATCTTCTGTATCATATCCGTTTCGGTTAATAAGTCCAAATCACATACGGTTTATGTTGCGGGGAATCGTCAACGTGTATGTACGTTTTGGCAATTCCAATGCGGTTGAATCCCACTTGTTGCAACGCTTCAACAATCTTGTATCGGTTTTCAACATCATTGCAACGGATGTCAACGGCCCGGCCCAACGTGTGGGATGATGTACCCTTGCGGCCGTGCGCAATTTCATATTCGGGCGTTCTGTATGCGCTATTCAAGACAAATGGAATGCCCGCAATATCGCGGGCCGTATCCAATCGGTTTATCGTGCTTTGCGCCATATCCTGTAATGAACACGGGGGCGTGCATCGCTTGAATTCGGATTCTTTGAAATGCTTTGCGGTTATCATTTCTTTGTTATTAAGGTTCTACAATCGCGCCTGTTGCCTTTCTGTAACAATTGACAAAATGCACGTTTTGATTGTTTGTGATAGAAATCGTAAACGAATCGGAATCATACATACAATTTGCGAATATGATTGCGCCACCACCGGATATTGTTATGTCGCAATTATCCGCCCCACAATTGCATCCGTCAAATACAACTCCATCAGAATTAGCCAAATGGATTTGAGAATAATATATTTGGCAACCGCTAAAAATAAAACCGTTGTGGCAATTCAGAATTTCAATTCCAACACCCGTGTTACTTGCCGTATGATTGAAAACGCATCCGATGCAAGAACCGTGCGAATTATTGGGCGATTGGCCTTGTGAATTATCCATAACCATCGCTTTGCCGATACAACTTGAAAAATCACAATTGACAAACACATTATTGCCGCCATTGTTAATACAACCATAATAACAATAATCTGTGCGAACATTTGTGAATTTGTGGAATTCTGACCAATACGAAATATTAATGCCAACATCGCATCTATCAATGTTGATATTGTTAGCGTTTATGAAATTAGATGTTCCATAACCGGTATCATAACAGGTAATTGCACCACCTGCAAAATTGTTGATTGTCAAATTAGAAATCATACAGGCCACCGGCGCGGTTCCGTGTTCCGTATAATCCCCTTGCCATAATATGGCGTGTCTTGTACCGGTTGTGGCCGATGGGGTTATATTTGTAAGGCTTCCAATTAATGTAAAGTCTTTCAGTTCACACGATGAATTTACCTTTATGGCGAAGCCGTCAGTTACAGACGAATCCAAAATGACACGGGTTGCGGGGCCACTTCCGATGATTGCCGTATTAGCGGGCATAACAAGATTTTTCACATAGAAATTGCCCGGCCCCAATCGGCATATACCGGTTTGATTCAATAATGTAAGAATATCCGCCGTCCTGTCTGTGGTGTCATTGGTTGTCGCCAAATATTGGTTGGTATCCGTGTTGATGGTCGGCGTGGCCGTAACGCTTAACGTCTGTTGGTAAGAATTAAAATCATAATTATTGGTAATATTGACCGCGCCGGTAACTTCTTGCCAATCTTCCCACGAGCTACCAATCAAACCACGGCGTTTGAACAACTTGCCACCCGAAAATGTATAAAATTCTTGTATAAGCCAATCTCCCATTACGGCAATAGATACGCGCAAGAAACCAACCGTTTCATCATTGGGCACATTATCGTATGAGTTAGAATCAACAAGTAACCATATTCCGTTTTCAACAACATTATCCAAATCGCCGGAAGCCAACACACCTTGCGTATGCGTTGTTTGTGCTTTCAGACTATCATAAAGTTGTTTATTTATGATTTGCCAATCTTCCCACGAACCACCATTCAATCCACGGCGTTTATAATATCCAGTTCCATTAAAATCGAAGAATTCTTGCAAGAACCAATCGCCCTCGGCGTCGGGATTCGATACGCGCAAGAAACCAACGGAAGCATTATTTGGCACATTTTGATATGTGTTAGTATCAGCAAGTAACCAAGTTCCATTTTTGGTTACACTATTTAAATTCCCGGATGGTAATACGCCACGCATCATTGAATAATTAATCAATGATTCTTTTATCCAACTATCACGATAAACGAATACGGCAATTTCATCTTCCGAAACCTGTAAATTACCGAAATTTGAATATGCTCCCGGAGTTGCCACTAAATATGCAACTTTTTGGTCTGGCGTACCCGGATTGGTTGACGGAATGGCAACACCTTTGAATTGATAACCTACAATAAGGGAATTAATTATTGTCAAAAAATATTGTTTAACGTTCATTCCCTCAATGGCTTTTTCGTTATTATCCCACGCGGGCAACCCGTGTTGTGTCGGGTTGTTGATTATATCAAACAATTCATCATAATTGGCCATAATCGTTTATTTTAGTTGTTGAAATCATTATTAAAATCATCATTGAAATTTCCGCCGGCCGTTGGTACAACGTACCCGCGTCCGATTTTCTTTGCCACCGTTGCCGTATCGAATTCGGCTTCAACGCTTGCAACGTCCCCGTTATCTTCCCATTCGGGCGTGATTAAGAAAGTGTCAAGGTTGTAAGTCTGGCCTCTGTATATTACTTTGACATAATCGGCCATCCTAATAAATCTCATTACGTCCAGAAGGTACTCGCTTGCAAAGAATTTGAAACGATAGTGTTTCCCGCTGATTTGTTTGTTCGGGAAGAAATAACCGTCCCGGTTCTCGCCCTCTTCCTCAAACGGATATTCGGGTTTTGCCAGTTCCGAATCCAAGTATAACACATTCTTAAAGTTCGGATTTTTATATACTATTACGCCCGCATCCATTATGAAATCTTCCGTATCAAACCATTCAATCTTTAAGTATGGTTCAATATCATTTACGGCCGTAAATATTTCGGAATACCACGTTTGTTTTCCGTCATTCAGCATTGCATAATATTGTCCGTTGGGGAATGCGGATATAAACGGGAAATTGCCTTGGTTAATGATTACGTCATAACCCAATGCGTCAAACGTTTTTATTCTTAGTTGTTCCTCTAATTGCGAAGTGAAATCGCCTACTTCCTCGCCATTTGCCTTGAATATCTTGAACAGGGAAATAAGCTGATATGGTGCTACCTCGGAATACAAAGGTGTCATTGTGGGTTCTTCCGTTTGAACAGGTAACGCCAATTGCGTTCCGTATCGGTTGGCATCGAACAACATCGCGTATTCTTCATCGAGTACATAATGTTCGGGTGCGCTCAATACATAAATGGTGTTCGTTCCGTCCGTCCTTACTGACGAATCGTTTTCGTCACCCTCCCGGTATGCCCTTATTCCCAATCTCCTTATTGCGGTTGTATTATCCATTTCATCCCTATCATCGTCAATACCACACAATCCATTCGGGAATAACAATATGCTTTCGCCCTTGCCGTTCAACTTTCCTGTTGCGGTTGTTATAGGCAGTTCCATCGTGCTTTCGTGATAGGGTTCGTATTGGCCGTTGCGGGATGCGTCAGAAAAGTTAATACAAATATCGTGGTTGTAGGTTGTGCCGTAATTGTCAAAACAAACGAATTTTATGTATTCGCAATTACTTGGAGTATTGACATAATGAGTACCCGCTTGAATATAATTGCTTCCTATATAATTTTTACTTGCATCATAAAAATAAATAGTCATTTTCTCGTATGACGTATAATATAATGTATTAGGCAATACCCTTATAAAATTTTTTGTACGAATATGCAAGTTATCTGGAATTGGTTGTCCTTGGCTAATTATTCCCAATTCCCATTCCTCATCCCATTGATTAAACCCGTTTGTCTTTATTCCTGTTGCACTATTGTTTAGGAACTTGTGTGCATTATACGGATAATAACCATTGGGGAATAAGGCTTCAAATTCTGTTATTGTTGGTTCGTTGCCCTCGCCGAACATTTGGGTTAGGTCAACAATGAAAACACTCGAATATTCCCATACATCGCCAACACTTACGGTTGAACCAATATTCGGGGTAATAATATAAAATCGCGTCCAATTTCTTGTGCAAGTTATTATTGTTGAATATCGTTGTGTTGTGCCCGAATACAAAGTAAATGCTTCTTCATTACCTACCGCACCATCCGAAAAAACGTATCGTGCATTATTGTTATTGGTTGATGATGTCTTTAAATAACTTGAAATGTAATATTTATGTCCTTGTAACGTTGAAATATTTTGTCTTATTCCACAAGAACTTATACTACTGATAGTAAATGAAGCCTTATTGTTTGCTACTGAAATCGAACCTCCTTGAACATACCATCCCGTTGAACTATTCGAGAAATCGCCATTTTGCACCAACTGATTCCAAACCCACGTTCTACCCAACAAACGGGTAACTTGCGCTTTATCCTTAACTAAACGCGAATCCGTCTTTTGGAAATAATAACCTTGCGAAAAGGATTGACCGCCACCAACTATACTATGATTACGCATAATCTGAAACGGCAACATATATGTTGCGGGGGTAAACAACGGATATATGCGGTTATACACCCACCACTTGCGGGCGTTCTGTTGCTCAATGGACGTGTACCACGGCAACACGGATAAATTATTATTCGGTATCATATTTCAACGTTGCTTTTGCGTTCCTTGACGACAAATTTATACTAATTTTCTGAATTGTTCCGTTACCTAATTGGGTTTTAATCAATTTGACCATATCCGGGTCATACAACGCCGGGAAACTGACCGATTGATTTTTCAATTTCTTTATACCCAATGCGGTTTCCTGTACGCCATTTCTTGTGTAATCTTTTGCGGGCATATCCCATCGGTAATACAATTGCAAATATGCGAATGCGGCGTATGCGTTTTGCAAGATATAATCCACGCCGTCAATTGTAAACGTGTAATATGGCAATTTATATTCGCCGCTTGTCAGAACCGGGCATAATAACGCAAACCCATCTTGGGAAACATCGCCCGGGTTCAATAACATATAATCAACATCGGATGAAAATTGCGCGATTTCGATTGTTTCGATTTTGTCTTGGTTTACATATTTGGATATAATTTCCATTGATACGCCATTAAACAATTCGGTTTCGTTATCCATCCATCCAAATTGATACCACGCCGCCATATCCGGTTTGTCAAACTGATATTCATTTTGTGCAAACGCCCACGGCTTACCGTTGCGCGTCACAATCTGTTGTGTTAAGTCAGTACCAACAACGGGGTCGCCCGTGTATGTACCGCCACGGCGGAAATATTCGATATGTTCAATACGAAAACGGTACACGTCGTTTTGGTCTTTATCAATAAACCAATAACAACGGAAACAATCGCGCAACATATCCAATACCCGTTTTAATGTGATTGGTGCTTTTTGTGCCGGTTGGTCATAACCCGACGTCACAATATTTGATTTTGGCGTTATGAAAACACGTTGGTTGGGAATATCCAAAGGTTGGCCCCCATACAGGAATTGGGAATAATCGGTTGTACCGTCGTGTGTGATTCCGGGTGCAATTTTTCCCAACAATACAGATATAACCGAATATATGGGGAATGCATCTTTTAATGTGAATTCAGTACGCCACGCCGGTTCCGTTTGCCAATCTGTTTCCGATACCGCAAACCAAAACGAAATATTGGACCACGAATTACGCGCAATCGGATAACAACGTTTTGGTCCATTTTCTGCATCATACGGCATTACATAATATTGTCCGGGTTGATATATTCCCCATTGTGTCGGTGTTGCGCTTAATTCGCTTGAAATTATTATTTGGTCTGATATATCAACGCCGCTTATGCGGGTATAATTCTTGTTGTCCGCAACAATATCATCGGCGGGTATGGGATATGTATTTGTTAAGATATTGGAAATGCGGCGTGCATATACATTTACATTGCGGAATGACAATGTTAATGTTCCGGTTGCACCCGAACCCGATACAGGTTCCAATTCAATATCGTATGTTAAACCCTCGGGGCCTTGCGCGGTCACGGTCTTTGACCATAAAATTTGTTCATCAGACAAACGAATTACATACCATTCCGTTTGGAATTCCAAATCCCCAAGTTCTGAACAATAAACTTGTACGCGATAACCGCCGTTATCAAACCAATACACATAATTCGGTGTCATATCCGGGGTTGGCCCTTGAAATACCGATGGCAATTCCGGGGATATGTTACCCGATGTTTCAATAACACGGTTTGATGTATTCTTTTGGAATTTATAGGTATTGACCAATGTTGATTCATTGGTAATAACGTCGCATTCCTGTTCCCACCACATATTGGAAAGAAAACAACCAATAACAGATTGTCCGGGAACGTATATTTGAATCAACGGGCGTTTGTCAATCTTTACAGGTTGAATAACCGGGGCCAATTCAATCAAATTGAATTCCTTTTCCAATCCGGCCAATACTGCATTGTACGGGTCATTTACGTTTGGGGTAACGATAACGGTTTTATCATCATCATTGAATTGGCAATCGGTTTTCCAAAACTGACCGGCCCAATATATATTCCACGTTGCGCCCCTATCGTATGAAACAGATATGACGCAATCAAATTGTTCGTCGAATGCCTGTTGGGTAATGAACGTATAATCGTCCATTTGGAATGTCAGTTTACCGGATAATTTGGCCCGGTAAAATTCTTGGTTGGATTCCAAAGCATATTCCAATGCCAAACCATCAGAAACGACGGGATGGGCCAACCTTGTTGTCCCATTCGCCGTTAATTCGTATTTATATATCGGATTCATCAATTAATGATTTTGCGGGTTAAATTCTTGTACTTTACAATGGTGTTACCTTGACCGTCCACGAATCGCACGGTGTCGGAATTCTTGCGCATTGCTGATACATCCTTTTCGATACGCGAAACATCAGTACCCGAACCGAACATATTTAATGCGTAACCATCCATACTTTCGTTGGCGCGTTGGTACTTATCGGCAAACGTGCCATCATTGAACGAATTGATTACATCCGGGATTATGTTGCGATACTTACGCGAATTGCGTTTGTTGACAACGGCAAAGAATTCCCCACCCTCGGCGCGGCGGCGTCTGTGTCTTTTCCTATCGAATCCCAAATCAATGTCGTTGCCGCTTGCGTGGCTTCCGCCCTCTAACAATTCCACGGTTCCCTCGCCGTATTGTTGTTCCGTAACCTCTTTGGCTTTAACCTTGGCGGACAGGAACGCACCGAACATTGTTGCGGTTGCTAACGCGGCCAATACAATACCAATTGCACCCATTCCGGAAAAAGCGGACCAAATGTTGGCGGTTGCCGTAACCAATGAACTTGCCTGTGTCAATGAATCTATACGCGCTTGCGCCTTTTGTGCCTTTTCTTTTTCCTTTTGTACCTTTTCTTGGTTTTTCTTTGCCAATTCAAGTTCTTTTTGCGCCGTTGCAACCTCGTTGGCGTAACCGGCGTTGCGTGCTTCAATTTCGGCGTCTAACGCCTTTTGTGCGGCGTCAACTTGCGCGTTGGCGGCTTCCAATGCGGCGTCGGCGGCTTGGTTCCAACTCTCAATGATGGAATCAATGGAATCTTTCACGGACGAAATGGCCGTGTTCAATGCGTTTTGTTGTTCGCTATCCAAACCGATACCCAACAATTCATACAAATTATTGTACGGCAAACGCTTGGTTTCTTTTTCGATTCCGGCGATAGTCGCTTTGATGGCGGCAATTTCCGTATCGGTCATTTTCTCGGATGCGGTTTTATCCAATTCCAAAATGGCTTCCAATCGCGCCTTTTCCTGTTGTAAACGGAATATGGTTTTTTGGCGTTCGTTACGGTCCAACAAATCAAATTCCGCATTTTGCAAATCCTGTAATGCGTCCAAATCACGTTTTGCCAACTTTGTGTTGAAATCCGCCGATTCTTTCAAACGTAACGCATCATATTTGGCGTTTATGGCCTTTTCATCCTGTCGGACGTTTTCGGCCTTTTGGCGGTTCTGTTCAAGTTCAATTTGTCTTTGCTTTTCGATATTCTCCAAACGCAAATTCAACATTTCTTCCGTACCGTCTTTGGTTATGGCGATTTCAAGTTGTATGGCCTGTTGTTCGGCTTGCAGACGTTGGACGGTCAATTGGGAAACCTCTTTGTTGAATTGGGTTTCCGTATCAATGCGCATTTTGTCATATTTCGCATTTATCTTTTCTTCATCCTGTCTTTCGGATGCAACCTTTTGGCGGTTCTGTTCCAATTCCAATTGGCGTTCGGCTTCGACCTTATCCAATCGCAATTCCAACATCTTTTCCGTTCCGGCGGTCGTGGCGGCAATTTCCGTATTGATTGCATCAACCACGGCCCGGCGGTCGGCAATCCTTTGTTTCTTGGCGGCTTCTATGGCCTTTTTTTCTTCCTTGGTTAGTTCGATTTGCTTTTGGGCCGTCTGTTCCGCCGCGATTCCGGCTTGCCTTGCGGCTTCCTGTTCATCGTTGGCGATTTGTTGTTTTATGATTTCGTAACCGGCCAAATAACCTTTATAGCGGTTCAACGCTTCCGCGTATGCCTTTTTTCCCTTGCGGCTTTGGTCTTGGGCCAATTCGTCAAGTTCCTTGCGTAACGGGGTCAACCATTGCGTCATATATTCTTTGGTCAAATCCGCGCCCGCATCCTTGTAATAGTTTTGGAATTTGTTTACAAAATATTCTTGGGATGAACTTTGTGCGGATTCCGTGGCAAACAATACACGTTGCAAACCACTTACCAATTCGGTTAAATTGTCAATGGTTTGTTTGATTGCACCGTTTGATTTTTGGAATGATAATGTAAGGCCCTCCCACGCTGATTTCAAAAGTTTGGTTGAACCCTCAACGGTATTTAATCGTTCTTCCTGTATGCGTTTCAGTTCCCCGGATACATCTTCAAGCGACGCACGCAGTTCGCGGGCCGATTCCGCACCGGAAAGCAACGCCGAAAATGCCGCAACGCTTCGTTTGTCGGTCAATTCCAATGCATCGTTCAAGTCCGTTCCGGATTCGCGCAACTTTATCAAACCATCAATGATTTCGTCAAAGTTCTTGGCCGGGCCGCCCATCGCCTTTGCCAACTTGCCGTTGGCGTCTGCAAGATTCAATATAATATTGCGGGTTGCGGTTGCCGCGCTTGATGCGTCAAACCCGGCGTTTGCCAATGCACCCAATAACGCGGTTGTATCCTTGACAGATAAACCAAATGCGTTTGCAACCGGGAATACCGTTCCGATGGATTGCGAAATACGGTCGAATGACAATGCCGATTTGTTGGTTGCCACGGCCAATGTTGCCAAAACATCTTCCGTGTCCGCGCTTGTTAGGTTGAACGCACGCAATGTTGAACCGGCGACGCTTGCGGCGTCTGCAAGATTTGCACCCACGGCCGTTGCGAATTGCAAAATTGATTCTTGCATTGCGATTATTGAGCCTTGACCGAATCCCAATTTTGCAAGTTCGGTTTGTAATTGTGTAACTTGGCTTGCCGTGTATTCGGTTGTCTTACCCAATTGTAAAGCGGAATCCGTTAATGCTTTCATTTCATCCCGGGTAACGCCCAATATGGTTGCCAAATTCGCGTTGGCCTGTTCGAATTCACGCATCAGTTTTGCGGAACCTGTCAAATGGCGGACAAACAACATAACCATTCCGATTGTACCCGAAAGAATGGTTGTAAATCCTTGCAATGCCTTTTGGCCCAATGGTAACGATGAATGCGCAATCGAACTAATTTGCACACCCATATTCGAAAATCCCTGTACAACTTGGTTTATCGGTCCGGGTAATCCACGCAATGCGTTTTCGTAATGGCCAACTTCCAATGTATATTTGCCGGTTGCCTTTTGCAAACGCGACATTTCTTCGTATATACGGCGTGTTTCATCTTCAAGTTCTTTACCCACCCCGACGGTTCGGCGTTCCTCGGCCGTCATTTCGTTTAATCGAATTTTATTCAAACGATATTGGGCCGACAAACGATTGTATGAACTTTCTTTTGAATTATTGATTTGCACCAACAATTTATCAATTTGTTGTTTCTCTTTATCGGCTTGTTTTACCTGTTGTTGCAACCTGTATTGTTCACGTTCGGCGTTGGTAACGTCGGTATATTGCTTTACCAACTTTTCCGATTCGGCCGACAAAGACGCAATCGATTCGCGTTGCTCATTGGTCGCCCCGGATAATTTACCCAAATCGGTTGTCATTGCGGCCGCCGATGTTTGGATTTTCTGTTTTAACGTGTCATACTTCGCAATAACTTCATCCAATTGCGTCAATAATGTTGTTATTGAACTATCGGGCGAAATTAAGTCTGAATATTTTATGGGGTTCGGGTTATCCATAATGTTATTTTCTTGAAATTTGCCGTGTAATCAATTATCTTTTGCCGGATGGTACTTTGTACGTCCCCGGTCGTTATCTTCGAATTTGGGCCGCCTTTTGCGCCCGTTCCGCCTGTTTGTTACGTTCTTTCACGAAATCGAATGCGTTGTAAAACTCCAAAACGGAATAATCCTTGGGTTTAACGTGCAATTGTTCGGACAGAACCAAACACAAATTTTCAAACTGACGGTCGAATTGTATTTCCACGCTTTCGGGACCTGTGAATAACTTGGGGTTGGAATAAGTTATCAACAATGTTGTCAACTTTTCAACCGCTTGCGTCGCAACGGGTTCCGCAACACCATCCGTAATTCCTTTGAGAATTTCCAACGTCCGCTTTTTCAACAGGTCGTAATATTCTTTAACCTCGGAATCATTGAAAATGGCCGGGAAATACAACATTAATTCCCCGTCAATTTTTTTTTTGGCCGCATCCAATTGGGCGGCCAACTCTTTTACGGGTACATCTGACAACATTTGCGTTACTTTCGCCAATGCATCATCCGACATATCGTTGCATTTCTTGCCGTCTATCTTGGCAACCAACGCGGCGAACGCCCGGTGTTGGGTGTTCATACCTGTTTGTATCATATAAACGCATTGGCGCACGTTTTCCAATTCCTGTTGGGCCTTGTCGTTTTGCCCCAACATCAGAAAACGGCGCGTCTTTTCAATCCTTTGGTCGAATGCCGCAATATCTGAACCCACGCCCGCATCAATAAGTAACAACTTTTGATACTTGTGGAACCGCACAATGGGCAATTCATCAATCGCATCAAAGTATTCAACCGTGTGTTTGCCAATCTTTGTTGTTGTCATATTACCAAAGTTCCCGTGTTATAATCGTTGTACACATCGGCGCGGCCAATAATATCCAATGGCCGGTTGCCATGCACAAAAATAAAGAAATAATCATTGCCGTATGGAATGAACAACAGAATTTGCATGATAATAGTTCGTGCAAAAAATCATTCGGGGCGTGAACCTGTAAATACTCCAACCATCCCCATTTTACCGCCAATGATAACAGGAACGCGGCCACCAATGCGATAACCGCGCAATACATTACAAATTGTCCGATTGGTAACATAATTCGTCAAATTCCAAAAGTCCCTCAAAACGTAATCCGGCAAAAGGATGCATCAAAAATTGGTTGTCAATTTCCGATAACGTGTAACCCTTGTAAATGTTTTCGGCCCGTTCGTATATCTTGTTAATAACTATCCGGCCGTGTGACAAATGCCAATCGGCCCGGCCGTTCAAGATATGCAAAATATCCGATTTAATCTTTTCGGTGTTTCTGTTAGTCCGGGAACCATAAACACGGGTCAAGTCAAACCATACAATCAAACTGAACGGTGCTTTGATTTGACGCGCCCACGGTCCCGGGTCTATCGTTTGCGGGTCGTCAACCTCGAAATATGAAAAATTGCCAATCTTCGCGTCCGGGGATACTTCGATATAATCGTTGGGGCCGTGGCCGTTCCATCCGCCGCAATAGACGTTTGGGGTAACGATGCGTTTGCCCTCAATGTTTTTTGTCAGACGTTGGGCGCGACCGAATGCCGCATCCAACCACGAAAGATTGTTGACCAATCCTTGTTGTATTTCGCCGATTACCGCATCCAACATTACGGCGTTGGGGATAACCGGCGCATTTATGGGTTTGTTAGTTGACATATAATTGCGATTTTAGTTTATCCATCAATTCATCGTATCCGCCCCGGTTGAAAAATATTTCGTTCCAATTGTCCCACATCAAACCGAACGTATCCAATCCGTATTTATCAACGATTTGTTGCGCGTACCCGGTTGCACCGATAATGGCCACCGTTTGGGAATCGAAACGCACGCCCAATTCGTCGTGAAACCGGCCGTTGATATACAGGTTGGGCGCGTCCGGGTTGCGCTTGGCTTCATACGGGTAATTCAATGTTTGTTTCCACGCGGCGTACATCTTGGCGGTATCCACCGAATAGAAATAACCGTTGGGTTTCAAATCTTCCGTGTAATACGGGCGGATGTCTTGGCCGTCTGAACGCTTACCGGCAAACAATTGTTCCTTTTGTAGTTCCAAAATATCGTCCGGGTGTTGTATCACGACATCGCGGATGATTGCGCCGGATTCCAAACCGTCGTTCACATCCTGTACGCGTTTACGCAAGTCATTCAATATTCCCATCGTTTCGGCCTATTCTTTTGCCCTGTACGGCCTTTTCTCTTTCGGTGCGGTAACTTGTACCGCCCAAAGGGAGAAAAGCCAATACACGGGAAATTCGACAAAATTAAACGGTTCTATATTTGACGCCGTGGTTGTTTTCACACAAACAAATGCGGTCCAAACCTTGGGTATCAAATTCCAACGCCTTGTATGCCTGTTTAAGTTCATATCCCAAACCGCTTGCACGGCCTTGGGGTGCGCCGTCCAACTCATACAAGATTTGGTCGCGGGTTGCGTTCACTTGGTTGCGGTTTACCCGTACATCGGGATTCATCGCAAGTGTGCGCAATACGTTGGCCGCTACCTGTTTTTGTATGACGGTGGCAAACACCATACGTTGGCGTATGATAAAATCGGTTAGGTCACAACCCACGGATATTTCAAGATTCATTCCGTAATTCATTGTGTTGGTGTAACCGATTTCGCCAATATCGAACATTTCTGGATATTGCGCAAAGTCCAACGGGGCCGCAATACTGAACGGGGATACCTGTAAATACTTGGTTAGTTCTTTCCACGATTCGATGGAACCACCCAAACAGGTTTGGCACGGCTCAACGGACCAATCCTTTGATACGTTCAACGCTTGCATACCCAACGGCAATTCGTTTTGGTCGTAAACCAAGAACCACGCGCCGCCCGCATCGTTTCTGTATGTTTCATCTTGGCCGTCACGTTCGACGCTTGAACCCGGGATGTACGGCAAATATATGGGGTCTTTGCTCATATCAAACCATTGGAAACCGCCTTTGGTGTTCGTGAAATCCAATTCAATTACTTTCATTGGGGCCACCTGTGACGAATGGAACAGATACAATTTGACCTTACCCGTTGCGCCGACCATCTGCAAACCAATACGTTCAATCTTGGCCGTTACTCCTATCGAACGGACCGGGACGATTTCAAAACCGACCAACTTTCCCGTGGGGTCTATCGTGGCTTGTAATCGTGCGGCCCCGTCAAAGAACGTGCGGCGTTCCATCAACGATTTGGTTTCGCGGGCCAATTGCTTTTCCTGTATGAATTGTTGTATGGTTGTGTTGATACCTTGCAACATCAGATTTTCGACGAAATCCGACAACATATTGTATTCGTCCCAATCTTCATTGTTGGCGGCCGGTTCGGAACCGGTGTTGGCCTTGGTTGCAATCCATACAATACCGCCGTGTTTTACCTTTTTACCCTTGGTATATGCAACGTCGTTTACCCAATCGGGATACTTGAACAAATAATCGTCCGGCATAATGGCCCGGACGTTCGCCAACGTACATAACGGGTGCGCACCTTGGAACGTCAACCCGCTTTCACTTTGGCACAACTTTTCGTCAATCTGATTTTGTGGGTTGTAATCCTGTTGCCATCCGCATACATTGAGTAATGCGGCTTGTATTTTATCTAATCTTATCATAAGAATTTCCAATAATACCCAAATGCTTTGTGAATCAAATATTCTTTCCCTTTTACTTTTCGTGTGTATTTATGAATTGCACCCGAAATATAACGTGGGGTTGTCTTAAACTTTTGCGCCGCTTCTGTTATGCTACCAAAAGTAAAAACAAAATTTCCGTTTTCGTCTATTGCGCAACATTTCTTATATATATGACGTGTTGCCAATTTATTTCTATTGCCGTAATTGTGGTTGTATTCGTTTGTACACCATTCCAAATTTTCAACCCTGTTGTCGGATTTGATTTCGTTTTTATGATTGATTTGCGGTAAATTATCCGGGTTAGGTATAAACGCCATCGCAACCAAACGATGAACCATATAATGTTTGAATTCCGTTTTTCGGGAACCCAAACGAACACGCAAATAACCCTTGCGTAATTTTTCCGGGGTCAATAATCTTTCGGGGTAAAAACGTCCGTTTGAATCCACACGCGGCAAACCTTTGATTTTGCCTGTATTACTCACTTGGTACAAGTTTTCATACCCTTGTATATCTTTCCATATTTCCATACGTCAAAGATATAACAATGTTTCCACAAAATCAAACATTACCGCCACTAATTGAAAAACGGGGACGGGGTATTAAATGCCCGTCCCCGCAAATCAATTATGGATTATGTTTCCGGTTAGGAAATCACGGTTGTATTAACGGGGTTGTCCTCGCTATTTACAACCTCAACGGGTTGTGCGAACGGGTTGGCGGTTCCGGGTGTTGCAACCTCAACTTTGATGATGGGGTTGGCAACGGTTGCGGCGTTGCTATTGTAAGCAACCAAGAACGCAACATCAACGCTGAATCCGAAATACTCCTTACCGGCGCAAGTCATATCGGCGGATGCGGCCCCGGCGATACCGCTTTGGTCGCCAACGGCGGTGTAATAGTGTGAACCCACGGGTAAATCAATGTACGGCAAACGTACAACGTCCCATTCGTGGAAATTCATTTTGGTACGGCTCAATGCCTCGCGGTCAACGCGGGTCAGAACGCCAACGTTACCATCGGCAACGATGTAACCGGTTGCAAATACACCCTGTTCGTTCACGATGTTGTTGGTATAGTGGAATACCTTGTTGTCATATTCCAAACGCTTGTTGACAGCATTGTAAATGTCGTGTTCGGCCATCTTGCGTACAAGTGAATCGAAACCCGCGCCGCCAATGACGTGCAACATTTCGGGATATGCGTTCGCACGCATCATTGCGTTCATATCCGACAAAAATTCCATTCGGGCATTCCACGGAATTTGAACGCTATTTGATGTTACGGTGTAATACAAAGAATCCTTGAACACCTGTGTTTTGTTGGCTTCCAACGCGGCGATTGCCTGTACATCCATTGCGGTTGCAAGTGCGCGGCAAACCTTTTCCATCTTACGGGCAAAGTCGTGTTCGTAAGATATTTCGTTGTTGCGGTACAATTGGGGAACCATTGTGAAACCAACGGCCAAAGTTACCCAATTCACGGTGTACAATGCGGATGTGTTTTCGTCGTCAGCGATAACGCAAGAACGGACGTTGGCCACGGTTACATCGCCATCGTAATTGATAACGGGGATTTGTACGGTGTTTCCGATACTCTCAAATGCGCGGTCGCGCAAATTGGGATTGATAATTGAGTTACCGGCGTTGGTTTGCTCAATGAAGAAATCCAATGCGCCATACTCCAATGGGCGGGCCATATTACGGTCAAATTCCGGGTTTTCAACTCGCCAATTCTGTAATCTTGTTGCAATAAGTGACATAATTGTTTGTGTTTAAGTTGTTTGTTATTTGCCCGGATTGACCCTTTACCCGGTCGTTGTTTGTTCTCTTAACGAATCGGCAATGCCTTTATAACATCGCGGTTGTCTGACCACGCCTTTTGCATCGCATCTTCGAATTCTTTTGAACCGTTGATTTTGCCTTGCGCCAACAATTGCTTTGCAATGATTTCGTGTGCTTCATCTTGGGTTCGTGCGCCGGAAATATCCACGGTTCCGGAACCGCCGCCGTTGCCGCCCTGTCCGCCTTGGGAACCCGCGCCCGTCTGTTGGCGGCCGGTATCCAAAACGTCCATTGCCTTTAATTCGCGTTCGACCAATTCGGCGGCCGTGTAATAACGCAAATTGTTTTCCTTGTTACGCATCGGCGAACCGTTTTCCATAAATGCCAACATCTTTCCGCCGTTGCCATCATCAATGTATTCGGGGTTCATCGCCTTTACCTTTTCAATGGCTTGGTTCATAAGAACAGACGTTACGGATGCGGGCAAATCGGCCTTAAACTTAATGTTGGCGGTTGCCTTGGCAAATTCGCCGTCAAGTTTCAAACCGAATATTTGTTTTTGGTGTTCGCTTTCGGAATTATCGTACTTGGCTTTCAAGTCGGTAAATTCCTTGGTTACGTTGGCCAAATCCGCCTTTGTCTGTTCCAATTGGCGTTTGGTTTCTGCATCCGCGCCACCCTTGGCGATTACTGATTCCAAACGTGTCTTTTCCTTTGTCAATTCGGAAACTTGGTTTTGTAGTTCGGCGGCGTTGCCCGCTTGCGTTTTGATTTCGCCAATAACCCTTTTGGCGTAATCGAATGTCTTTTCGGTTCCGTTCTTGCTGATTCCGGATGCGGCCAAAATGTCTGCATCCAAACCACCGTAAATTTCCCCGGTTTTCTTTGCGATTACCGTATTTTCGTCATTGGTTGACATTTCGACAATCGCGTTAATCTGTTCGTCTGAAAGTCCCGCGGTTGCGGCGTTGGCTTTCAATAAATCGGTTGTTAGTGCCATAATTCTTTCCCTTTGAATGTTTGGTTAATGTCTTTTCGTCATTATCGCCCAATCAGTTTTTTACGCTGATATTGTTTCTTCCACGGTCACGGTCTGCAATGATGCACCACCGAATACGAATGTGTATGTGCGGGTTGTGCTTACATCGGCAAACGATGCGGAAATACATTTTGATACACCGGCGGCCGAACGTTGTACAACGTCAAGAATGGTTCCGCCTTTGAAGCAATCAACCAACTTTTTCTTTTGGTCGTCTGTGAACGTACCCAATGTGGTTACGTCAATAAACAGATTGTCCTGTTGTGCGATTTGTGACATAAATTTGTTGTTTTAATTGTTAGTTACTTGGTTTCATCTTTCGGGGGTCGCCCGGGTTTGCCACCCTCTTTTTTCGCCATTTCCTTTGCAACGGCGGCGGCAACGGCCGCATCGAACTTTTCTTGTTCGGCCTTGGCCTTGGCTTCTGCCTGTTCCTTTGCAAGTTTGGCGGCGTTCGCCTGTTGTTCCTTTATCCATTGGTTCGGGTCGTGCAAAATGGTTATGGTGTAACCTTGCTTTTTCAGAATCGGCAACACCAACGATTCGAACGTTTTTTTACCGAACTTTTGAACGCGGGGTTTTGAAAGTTTCTTGCCGTTGTTTTGGTCGTATTTCACAACCTCAATCACGCAATGGTAACTTTTTTCTTCGCCCTTTGGAACAATGTAATTTTCCGGGGTCAATTTCTCAATTGGCAAATCCCTACCATCTTTTGTTATCATACCTGTTTCGATATTATTGTGTTAAACATTGGCGGGTTCCGGTTTCTGTTCGTCCGCATACTTGCGGAATTCCGCCGTTATCTTCTCAATCTTTGTTTGGTACGGTATTTCAACGCCGAAATCCAAAATATTCGTGTTTTCGCGTTCGAACCGACGCACAAAATTAGGAAAGTTTAATTTAATGCGCAAATCCTGTTCGGAAACAAGATTTTTGGCGAATAGGTCCGTAACCTCGGTGCGTGATAAATGCCGGTATGGTTCAAGTTCCGCCAATATCAGCATACGCCGCATTTGCATTGGGTCGTTCCTGTATTCCGTTTCCAATATTTGGTTTTGCATCATATCCAATTCGGATTCAGACGCGCCGGATTCCTTGGCGGCCTTGTAACGCTTGCGCAATTCATCCGGGGAATACAAGAAAAAGTCCGTGCCGTAATTGATAGTTGCCGATATGAAATAACGGCCGTAACGCAAACGGCAAACGGTTTCGTCAACCCATTTTTGGGCGGCTTCAAATCCCTTTTTAACGCGGGTAAGAACGGTTGTTACGTTTTCGAAATTGGCTTGTACCTGTTGTTCGTTGAACGCATCGCGGTTCGTTATGATTTCTTCTTGACCGACAACGGCCGTTATGATTTCTTCGCGTAACCTCTTTTGTTCATCAACATTGTATTGCAACGAATCGCGGTCCACTTTCAGCAATTGAACCGGGTTCCGCAAATCGGGTTGGTTTTCCTGTTCGTTCGGTACGGGTATTTCAACGAATGAACCCGGGCCGATGATACGTTTGTTTCCGCATTTGGGGCAACGCATCAGCAAACCGGCCATATCGAATTTGTATCGGCCTTGTTTGTCGCGCAAAAAACCACCGTCGCAATAATCGCCGTTTTCGGCATTACTGAAATCGCAACTTTGTTCATATCCGGATAAAATGGGATATGCACCCATCAAATCCAACGTGCGTTTACTGATATGGTAGAATTCGAACCAATCCAAAGATTCAAGTTCGGCCGATAACGGGGACGCCTTTACATCCGGTTCGTCCAATGATATGGGTTCGTTCCAAAAGAAACGCGCCGGGCAATAACCCAAATCGTGCGGTGCTTCTATCTTGGGGAATCCATCAATGGTTCCGGTATGTTTCGAATCATCCCAAACCCTATATGTTTCATCGTCCAACACAACGATTTCGTCACGGCGGCGGAATATGATATAATCCATTTGGCCCGTTGTGGGGTCCGCCTTGTATGTAATTACGTCGTCTATCGGCAACCAATAGAAATACGGTTCGGGCAATTCGGTTTTCTGTTCCCTCGGTACGTCAACGATTAAAACGGAATTGATTTCCGATTTGAAGAATTCCCAACCCTTGGTTGACCAAACGTTGGGTTCATCCAATTTGGTTAATCTGTATTGTTCCCAATCGTCGCGTTGGGCCGAATTGATGAATTGGTAATTGAACGCCGGGTTGCGGCCGTCAAAAATACGGCTCAATTTGTCAAAACATATTTCCGTTATCTCGTTGGTTTTAACGGGAAAACGGAAAAGTGTTTTGAACAATACGAATTTATCGTGGGGCAAGATATTTTCAACCATTGCCAAAAATTGGGTCAATGGCAAAGAAATATACGGGGCATTGAAAGACGTAACGCGCTTGACCGTGTGAAATTTGATGCGCATTTGATGCATCCTTGCACGGCTCAAAACGGCGGAACGTTTATTTTCCGCTATTATCTTTTTTATCTGTCCTACATCGTAACCCATTGTTTACAAACTCAAATTTTGAATCCTTTGGTAATTTCCATCCGCCATTACGCGGCATTCTCAATATCCTTTCCGCGTGGGAAAATTCGAATGATTCTGTAACGCCGTTTGCAACCAACGTTACATTGGTTGTTTTTGCGTTCATAATCAAGCGGGGATAAGGTCGGTAAGCGGGTTAAAGTCTGTGGGTTTGATGATTTCCAAATCGTCCGAATAGTTATCGGGATACATCCAAGAAATGGCGTTGGAATCCTTTGCGTCAAAGTTTCCGTGAATCTTGGAACCGATGAACAACGAACGTATGGGAATGGGATAATATGTGTTGGGTTCTGTTTGGTCCTGTATGGCTTCGATGTTGCCGTTTTCGTCAAACAGGTAAACACCCAAGTTACCGGCATTGGCTTCGCATTCCAATTCTTTCATAACCTTTATGACAGATTGGGGAATGGCACGCAATACGCCGTCAAATTGAACGGGGTTGCCGCCCAATACTTCTGCAATACCGCCCAAATCATCGTTGCCACCACTTGAACGGCGTGCGTCGCCGCCACTATCGGCCGGGGCATTGATGTAAGGAGAAATAACGATTTTTGAACCGTTGGTTGCGGCCATCTTTGCGGTCCAACTTGCCAACAAATTGATTGTCGGGGTTGTGGGGGTTCCGCTTGCGGCGGCAAAACTATTGCGTGTGCCGTCGGCTTGACGCAATCTTTGGAACGCTACTTTTTGAATTTGGCCGAAATTTTCCGGGCATTGCACGTTGGGAATGGTGCTGATTGCGGATGCGGCCGGGCATTGACATACTAAACTCATAATTCGAATTTTTTAGTTAAACAATATGGTTTCGCGGTTGACCCTTTACCGCATTACGCCACAAATGTAGTTATTTTTTAGAAATTTCGCACACAATCAATTATTTTTCGTTTTGTGTGTAATTTATCATCCGGCAAAAGATATGCGATTGTGGGGCAATTCTCGCGGTTTAGTCATTTTTCTTTCCTCTCTGTTTATATGAATAAACAATCGCACATCTTCGACAACAAAACAAACGGTCCGGGGCAGACGGTTTGGGTTTTCCAAATTTAAAAGGTTTCCCACATTCTTTACATATTCCATCATATTGCAATATTTTGGTTCTGTATTTTGCGCCGCAATTATCAGAACAAAACATTGCGTCGTGATGGGATGCAAGAAATGTTTTGCCACATTGTTTACAAATACATTCAAACCGTGGGGAATAATCCATTTGTTGCGCGTGTTTACTATGCCACTCCCGGCCATCCTTACTTTTGTGCCATTCTTTTGCCTTTTCGGACGCTTTGAGCAAATCGGCCTTATTCTTTCGCCTGTATTCTTCATTATTAAAACTTTTTTTGGCGTGTTTGCTTAAATGTTCCGATATTGGCATACATTCCAAATTGGATATATCATTATTGAACGTGTTACCGTCTTTGTGGTGTATGCAATAACCTTTGGGAACTTTACGTTTATTGTGATACTCCCATATAGCAACGTGTAAACCTTTTGCGTGTTTACGCCCGGCGTTTGTATTTGATTGGCTCAAATAGTATTTACCCGCGCCCATCAATTTGTAATCAACGCCATTAAATCTAATTATTTGCGGTATTTCCATATTATTATTTGTTTTTACAAAGATACAAATAAATTGTGAAATGCCGTTCAATGTATCCGATTTAATGAACCCTTACTCCCTTAGACATTGCATTGTATGGTTTTATGTTACCATCCGCAATTTCCTTTTGGAATATTCCGGTTGCGCAATCTTCGAAATCGTCGTGCGAATTGGCGTCGAATTTGCGCAAGAAATTTGTAATATGTTTATGCGCCGCCGGGTATCGCGTTTCCCATCCATAAGGGAATATAATATGTTGGTTGACAAACGGCGCGTTGGTAACGATGCGCGATTCCTTATTTTCAGATTGATAAAACGGAACGGTCAACGCCTTTACTTTTTTCTTTATTTCTTTTTCAAATTGGGAACCGCCGTTATTCGATTCAACCCACGCTTTTTGCGTGCCATTGGCGTTTATCATCCGGGGTACGGTCACGGTCGTTACGTCCGTTGGTTCGTCCGTAAAGATAATATCGGTAATCAGCGCGAATAACAACGGTTCAAACCGCTTTTTGTTTTCGTTCCATACTTGGTTGTCGGATTTGTAAATATCATAAGTCATTGCGGCCAAATAGTCGTCGCCCTCGTCGGCAACATCAATGTAACAACCGGAACGGATATACGTTCCCCATTCGGATTTTTCGACGTATGTTTTGAATGGTTGATAAAGAAACGCCGTTGCGTCGCCCGGGTTGCCTTGGTACAGGCATTGGAAACCCAACGGGTCAAGTGCCTTTTGTTGCAACAGACGTTCCAACGAATGACGTTCGGGCCACAATGCGGTTCCCGGTTCCCGTTCGTCCAATTCCGTGGCGTTGCCCGTCTTTATGGCTTCAAAGTTGACCAACACCCACGCGCCGTTCGGGATATTCTCGAAATCCGACCATCGTTCGGCAAATATGACGTTTTCCGTTTCAATTATCTTTCCAATTATATCGTCCGGGTGCCAACGGGTAAACACAATCAATTGTTGCGAATCATTATGCAAACGGGTTCGTGCAACCTTTGTGTACCAATCCCATGCCGTTTGCCGTATCTGTGGGGAATTGGCTTCGCTTGCATCTTTATATAGGTCGTCAAATATCATCACGTCAACGGTCTTTGATGTCAAAGAACCGCCACGGCCCACAACGCGCAATGAACCCGTGTGGTTTACTATTTCAAACACGTCTGAATTGCGTAAATAGTTGTTGGCAATGGTAACGACGTTGGAACCGTTCAATTGGGTTTCCGGGAATATCGCCCGGTATTCGTCCGAATCAATCAACCTTTGCACGTCACGGTTGAAATCCTTTGCAATGGTTGCGGCATACGAACAAATTGCAATCTTCAAATCCGGGAAATGGCCCAACATATCGGCGGGTAAAAATCGGCTTGACCCTTGGGATTTACCGTGTTGGGGCGGGGCCTGTATGATTAGGTTTTTAATCTGACGTTTGGCGAACATATCCAATACCCGGTAATACGCTTTATGGAACGGGGTTGGTTGGAATGAACGTTGCATATATTGGGCGAACCATAACAATTGCCGCCGTGCGCCCTCTTGCAAGAACAATTCCGGGTGTTGCGTCAAAGTTCGCGTTATTTGCATTGTCTGTTCGTCCATCGCGCCTGTATTCATTTATAACGAATTGTGTATGTTGTATCTATTTGTTCGCCGGAATACTTTATATTGGTTTCAATAATATATTCCGTACAATCCAATGTTTTGTATTCTTCATCATCGTTCCAATGGATTTGTGATACAAGAATAAAAACCAAACCAAACATACTGAAAATAATACCGGGAATAATCATATATTCTTCATCCTTTGCAATCATTCGATATGCTGAATAAATCGCATAACAAACCATACCGATTCCCAACACTAAAACTATTATGCACGCAATTAAATTATCACTCATATTGTTTACTCGTTTAATTTCAACCAATCGTTATATGTTTTTTGGTGTTTTATCGGGAATTTCCGATACCGGTTTCCCAAAATTCCGACCAATAGTTACAAATTTAGGTGTTCGCAAGCGGTTTCGGATTTCAGACGCGCCCGGGTTGAATGCGGGCAACGTACACAAATGTAATGACCATCCAATGCCATATTCCAATGTTGCCGGATTTCCTCGCCTAACGCGCATTCGCCGCAAGTGTGTTCCGGCTTTATTGGTTTTGTTTTACCGCCCATAACAGAATGCACACGATGAATATAAAAACGTACATCAATGCGGAAAACAAACAACCGTTCGTTACTTTGGGTTCCTGTTTATCCATAATCAATTGTCTTTACCGATGGTTGCCACGTTGGGCCATCGGGTGTTCATAAATGCAACAATGGATTTCAACACGGCGTTGTATTGTTCATCCGTTAGGTTTTTACCCAAATGGATTACGATTACATCTTCGCCGTTGTCCGGGCCGTTAGTCTGACCGAATGCCATATTACTTGTTGTTTATTGCGTCAATCACTTTACCCAACAATTCGTCGGATACGTTAGCCAATGACAATGTTTGTTTGGATTCGGTTTCGATTTTGCCGTTGATGTCTTGTTCAACCCTGTTTTTCCAATGTTCCGGGTCGCGGTTGCACAATGCAAAGATTACCGCCGTGGGGTTCGGCAATATCTTCTTTGTTGTGCGCGATTGCTTTTTGATGCGGGGTGCATCGGGGTTGTTGGGGTTCTGTTCGTATTCCGTTTTGATTTCCTCGTATTCCGTTCCGTTTATCAAAACTTTCAATGAACGTTCCGCATCGGCCAATATATCATTGTGTAACCATTTTTGGTATTCCTCTTTGGCCTTTTTAACCGCGTCAGAAAAGTCAACTTTTGTATTCAACCAATCGTAAAACGTTTGTTTTGATATACCCGCCAATTCCGCCGCGTGTTCGTTTGTTTCGCCCTGTTCAATATGTTGGCAAATTAAACGCACTATTTCGGGATTGTACTTTGCCATATCTATCGTTTTTATAGTTTCACTTTTATATTAGTCCGTTGGGGTAATCCGAACAAAACGCGCCTTTTTTCATCAGCATATAACTTGTGTCTTTTTTCCCCAATCAATCTTTTCGCTTCCTCTGTATGTTTGTGGCCGTGCGTATATGGTTGTGGACGTTTACCGAATTTTATTGCCGCTTGTCTGTTAGTTTCCGTTCTGCGTTCCTTGTAATATTGGCTTTTGTCTTTTAACGTCAATCCTAACAATTCGGCGTGTGCGCGGATGGTATTTTTACTGCATCCGATAAATTGGGCCAATTCTTTCAAATAACTGCAACTCCAATTTTGGCGCAATTTTTCGTCATCTTCCTTACTCCAATGTTTCGGTTTCATTGTTCAACCTTTATCGCCTTTTTACCTGTAAACTTTTCCCATCTTTCAATTATCACATCACAATAATGGGGGTCTAATTCCATCATATAACATTTGCGGTTTAATTGTTCAGCCGCAATCATTGTTGTTCCTGTTCCACCAAATGGGTCTAACACAATACCCGTTTTCGGTTTAACCAAAGAAATTCCCTTTGATGGCAAACCGATTGGAAAACACGCCTTATGGTCGTTTCCGTTTGCGCCTGTATTGCTTATTTCCCAAATATTAGTTTCCACAACTTCCGTTCCCAAATTCTTTTTAGTGTTTGAAAAGATATAGACGGGTTCCCATCCGCGCCGCATACATCCTTTTAAGGGAATTGCAGAACTTTTTTTCCAAACCACCTGTTCAATCAGTTTTGATAGAAAAGGAATGATTTGCGCAATATATTCGTATTTTGAATTACTATTATAATTCACGTTCCAAAATATAAATCCATCTGTATTTTCAAAACATATTTCCAAAACCGATGATGCAAATTTTATATATTCCGCACTTGGCAAATCATCCGAATATCCATCGGCATATAATCTTTGTGTATTCTTTCGTTGAAAAACATCGCCACTTCCCAATTCATTATTCCCGTTATAAGGTGGGCTTGTAAACGTTAAATCCGCCTTGCCCCCCCCCATAAGTTGCTCAAAATCAGCGCGTTTTGTGCTATCGCCACACATCAAACGATGTCGGCCCAATTGCCAAATGTCGCCGAACTTGACACGCGATTTTACTTTTTTGTCGGGGTCAAAATCATCTTCTTTCACTTGGGGTTGTTCTTTCGCCCATTTCACGCCCTCAACGTTCCAACCCTGTAATTGTTCCTTTCCCCACGCCTGTAACTTCTGTTCATCCCAAACGCCCGCGTGGGTGTTGTCCTTTATCAGTATTTCATCTTCCTCCGCTTCATCCAACCCGTGCAAAAGAATTGTGGGAACGAATGTCAATCCCAGCAACTTGGCCGCTTCCGAACGGCGTTCGCCGCCTATTATAACCAATTCGCCCGTCCTGTCACTTAACAGGATGGGACGCGCTTCAAAGAATGTGGGATTGCTTTTGATTGATTCCGCCAACTTTTCAACCGCTTCTTTGGTTGATTTGCGCGGGTTTTTCGGGTTCGGTTTCAACTCTGATAACCGCCTGTACTCAATTTGGTTGT